CGGTGGAAAGTACGGTGGAAAGTACGGTGGGAAGTACGGTGGGAAATATGGAGGAAAATATGGTGGGAAATACGGTGGGAAATACGGAGAATACTTACTGTAATCAACATCTTCTTTTCTTGGATATACTGTACTTGCACTTGGTGTTTGTGAAGTTACAGTATCCAACAAAGATAAAAGACCACCAGATATGTCATCTAAATTAACATTAGTTACTGTTCCGTTTATCAAATTCAGCTGCAGTTAATTTTGCGTCTGCAGCGGTTTGTGAATCTCCAACAATATTTGGAACATCATTTTTTCTTGGTCCTGATGAATTTCCACTATTAATGGCCATATTTACTCCAAGGTTAAATGGTAAATTATACCACTGTTAACTAGAATGTGCCACCATCGACTACAAAACCACTTAAAGTACTACTATTTCCATATAACGCTCCAGAAACTCCAATGCCACCAGTAACAACAAGTGTTCCAGTTGAATAAGAGCTTGATGCAGTGTTTGCTGTCAGTGTTGTTGCACCGCTTGCTGTTAAGGTTGTAAAAGCAGCTGTGCTTGGACTAGATGATCCAATACTTGAGCCAGTAATGGTTTTAGAACTTAATGTTTCAGATCCAGCCAAAGTTGCAAGAGTTCCTGTTGTAGGAACGGTTACATTTGTTGTACCTGTTGTTGTTAAAGTTAGTGAGTTTGCCCCTGATGTTGTAAGGTTTCCTCCAAGAGTAATGGTACTGCTACCATTGTTCACTCCAGTGCCACCATATGTAGGTCCGACTACAGTACCCTGCCAAACACCAGTTCCAATAGTACCAAGAGTTGTAATACTTGATTGTCCAACATATGTCGATGCTATATCTATAGCATTTGCTGATGCGGTGATTCTATCTGCAGTTCCTACAACTGCTAACACTCCAGAAGTTAAAGTTAAACCATCTCCTGCTACAGTTGATTTAAGAAGAAGTGAATCACCACTGATTTCAATTCCACCATTTGCATCAACGTTAACGTTAAAAGTGGTTCCATCAAGAGACAAACCTGAACCTGCACCATAAGCTCCAGCTCCTGAGAACTGTACCCATGCTTGACCACTAAAGTCTGTTAAATTGTCAGTAGTCTGTACCCATCCAGTGTTTGCATATGAAGTACCTATTTGAACAAAAACTGCCAAACCATGAAGTTCAGTGTATACGTCTGCGTCAGAAGATCTTGTTAATGTATAACTACCACCAGATATTCCAACAACGTATATACCCTTTTGAGTAGCGGTTGTTTGACCAGTTAAAAGAACTCTTTCACCATCAAGAAGAGTATGCCCATCAATTTCTAATGGTGTTGAACCAGTTAAAGGAACGTTTGAGCTAGCAAGAGCATGTACTGCTTGCTTCCAAGACAATCCTGTAACTTTGTTATCAACGTAACCTTTTGTTGCTGCGTCTGCGTCATCAACTGGAGTACCAAGGTTAGTAATCTTATGTCCATTGACTGTAACTGAACCAGTTCCAGCTGGGTTAAGAGAAAGGTTACCGTTAGTGTCGGTTGTGCTGATTTCATTTCCATTAAAGTTCATATTATCAACAGTAAGTTCTGTAATTCCTGCAACTGATGTTGTGGTTTGACCAAGAGTTAATGTTGAACTACCAAGAGTAATTGTTGAGTTAGCTAATTGAGCGTTGTCAACTCCACCAGACTTAATTGTTACCTCACCTGTGCTAACTGCAAAGTCGGCAGAGCTAAAAGAAGCTAAACCTGTTTGTGAAGTTGTAGCAGTTCTGATGCTTGTATTGCTTGCTGAAGTCAAGCGTCCTTGTGCATCTACGGTAATAGATGTTACTTCTGTCGATGAGCCATAGGATCCAGCTGTAACAGCGGTATTATCAAGATTAATTGTCACAGTGTCTGTTACACCTGCGACTGAACTTAATCCTGTTCCACCAGCAATTGTAATAATGTCTGACCCAACTGTTATAGTTTGATTAGACCCACTATCACCTGCAACAGTAAAGGTGGTTGGCACTGCGTTAACTGCGGTTGTAATATCGCTAGTTAAAGCTATAGTTCCACTTGCATCTGGCAGTGTTAATGTACGATCTCCAGTTGGATCTCCAGCAGATAGTGTCGTTTCGTGAAGATCTTCTGTAGTCCCCTCAAAGACTATTGTTCCTCCTGCATTTAGATTAAGGCCATTAAATGATGGACTGGCATTGGTTGCTACGCTTTGACCAATTGCGATTGTTGGTGTTGCGCCTTCCCCAGAGTTGTTACTGAGGGTAACTCCAGTTCCTGCAACTAGACTGGAAACATAAGAGCCACTAGTATTAGTTCCAAGTGCAATTTCTATTGTTGTTTCACCAGCGGAAGTTAAACGTCCCTGGGCGTCAACTGTGAAAGTTCCAACTTTAGCTGCGCCACCGTAAGACCCTGCAGTTACTGCTGTGTTATCAAGATTAATGGTAAGAGTATCAGTTGCAGAAGCTACAGATGTTAAACCTGTGCCACCAACTATAGTGAAGGTATCTCCACCAGAAATAGTCAAGTTGTCACCACTGTCTGCATCTACTGTAAATGAAGTAGATATAGAGGCTGTTCCTGCTGCGGTCAAACGACCTTGGGCATCGACTGTAAATGTTGGGATTGCGCTAGCTGAACCATATGAACCAGCTGTTACAGTGGTGTTATCTAAGTCTAATGTAGCAGTTGTTGTACTGCTAACATCTGTAATAGTTGCTGTAAGACCTGTGCCTCCAACTATTTGAATTGTATCACCACTTGCAACTGCATAAGAACCAAGATTAAAAGAAAAAGCTCCAGCTGCAACAACTGCAGCGTCTACGTAGGCGGTTGTAGCTACTGCAGTGCTATTGTTTCCAGATGTTTGAGTAGTAGCTGTTGCAGATCCACCAAGTGAAACTGTATTTGAGAATGTGACTGATTCTGAGAATGTTTTAGCTCCAGAAATTGTTTGAGAGGTTGCCTTAGTGACATACGCTCCTGCTCCAGCAATTGCTTCAACTGTAGTAGCAGTTCCACCTGCTCCACCAGTTCCTTTGCCATAATAAAGTGTATTATCTACTTCGTTATATGCCAGTTCTGCATTTTCGAGCGACTCTGGAGCACCAGCATTACCTGATGCCCTTCTTTTAATTCTAATTGTATTAGCCATTTTTAAAAGTTTCCTCCATCGGTAAGATTGCCTTCAGCGTAGTTAACCCACTGAGAGCCGTTATAGCGTAATATATTGCCACTACTTGCTTGACTTATAGTAACATCTGTCAAACCATTTAAAACTGACTGGTTGGATATAGTCTCTTCAGAGGCTATAATTCTATCTTTTACAGTTAAATGTGAACCTGCTGGGTTAATGCCCAAAACTGTTTGTAATGCCTCTATTGCATCGTTTGCATTTGCGTGCTGAAGGTGATGCGGCACTAATGATGAATTTAAGGCATCTGTTGCAGATGGATTTTGTAGTACATCTAAAGAATTTGGATAATTTGTAGCCATTACTTTACCTATATTCTAATAATTTTGTTTGGACCATTACTCCACACTATAGTAATTGGTATATCTGTAGCATTACTCCCAGAATAAGGAATTCCAGTCGCAGTGTCTATATATGCAAGGAGTCTTGAGTTTGAATCTGAAAAACCAACTTGATATATGACTACTGCATTAAAAGCACTGCCGTCATGACTTGCAATGGTCACATCATCTGCGTCGATGACTCCATAACTATTATTTAAGTTTGTTATATTTTGTGATCTATTTTTAATAAAACTGCTATTTATATCTGAAACAAATGTATCAGACAATTCATTTGGAACATATGAATTATTAACTAATAATATTTTAAATGAATTATTTTGGATTGAGAAAAGACCGTTAAATAAAGCTTCTTTTGCTTTGCCATAAATAAAGTTTGCCATTATATTCCTACATCTTTAGAAACTATAATTCTATATTTATAATTTGATTCAAAATAATCTTTACCGTCTGTATTGTAGGCAGGTGTTGAATCTAAAGATGGAAAGTCTAAATAAACTTCTGGTTTCCAGGAATGCATAGAAACTAGACAAGGTATTGATTCCCATCTTGATGGAGATCTTTGTATTTTTTTTCTTTGAGCTTTAAAATAAGATGATGACAGAAAGTTTGAAGCGGGTCTTTCGTTAAAAGTTATTGTAACTCTTCCATTATTATAACTATTTTCTAAATAAAAATCTCCATTAACAGGATCTACTGAAGATATATAAAAGTCTGGATTTTTAGCTATTATTTGATAAGAAACATATGGTTCTGCTAGGATCGATTTATCTTCAATTAAGATCTCCTCAATCACAGGTGGAACTGGATCTGCTATTGAAGTAGGTGTTGCAGATTGTGCAATTGTAAATTTAATTTTTTCTTCTGGAATCGTTTGGTTTGCTGCATCAACTAGATTAACTGCTCTAATAAAGAATTCTTGTTGACCGTAATACAGTGTTCCAGTAAAGTTTTAAAACTCTAGAAATTTGATTATAATCATTTATTGTATTTATTGTTTTAAAAGGATTAGCAACTTGTGATGGAGTTGCAGATGTTGTTTGTACAATAAAATTAGAATTAATAAGAGAACTAATTTTTACTGTTCTAGCAAATTTTATTACAACGACGTCAACACCAACTGTTGCATACTCTATAAGATTTAAGGCCACTACGATTCTCCTGATAACATGCGTATGTATATATTAGTAACTAACAATTATATAAATAGAAAGAGGGCGGTGATCATAAAACCACCGCCCTCTCCCAAATTGGGATTCGCAACTATAACAATCCCAAGGCTTTTATCAAGCTGTCTCGTTGGTAACGAGAACCTCGTAGTTACGAGCGAGGCTGACATTCTTAGCAACTGTGATACCTTCACCGTCACCAAGCATTACGATGTCATAGCGTTCCTTCATCTTCATTTGACGAATGTCACGGCTCATATCATCGAACTGATCTGTGCTCATGTCATCCTTGACGAGAAGGGTACCGACTTCATTACGGTCGATTAGGAAAAGGTCAGACTTAGCTGCTGTGTTTCCACTCTTTGCAGTGAAGCTAACGAATGGGGAAACAATTACGTTAAGACCCATTGGAGCTGTTGCGTTGAGTGCACCATCAGCGTTCTGTGGACGATATCCCCAGCTAGTGTTAACTGCAGAGGCAGCACCATTGTAATGGAAGATGCTGTTCTTCAAGAACACTGACCACATAAGTGGGTGTAGGATAAAGTCTGTTGGAACGTGCTTTTCAGCCATTAAGACTGCTGCCATGTCTACAACGTCGTCCCAGGTGACGGTGTCATTGAAGGCACCTGTAATGTCACGACCAGTTGTGTCGTCGTATGAATCGCTGTCATTGTCGAATACAACAGTAGCTGCATCCTTAAAACGACTTAGTGCAATTTGTTCCTTGAGGCGAGCCATAGCACGACCTGCAG